GCAGCATGTGTGCTGACCAAGTGTCAATGATAGGAGGATAAGAAATTACGTCGTTCATCTAAAGTCAACGTCACTTAATCTAGTAGTTCTTTTCTTCTGTGCTTCTTTACCAATGCCAAGATCGCTCTTGGGTTTGGGGTTACCAATTTGTTCGACTAAACTTAGATCAAAAGCACCGATGATAGTTCCCCTTACATGGGTTCTATTTTCACAGGTGCATGTTTGAAAATCGTAGTCATGTTTTGATGTAAGTGTTGTGTTACATCTCTTGCAGCGTACTGTTGTCATCTCTCTTCTCGATATCTATGAACATAAAAATCATATCGTCGTCTGAATGATTGTATCCTTCGTGAACGTGGTCTTGTACATCGTAAATTTGAGGTTCTCCACTTTGCCAATAAACTTTCTGACCTTTCCAGATCATATAACAGTCGGTGGGGTGAACGTACAGTGGAAGTTGTATCCGTCTGTATGGTTTGTCGTACACTGGTGGATCTTTATGTGGTCCGAGTTCTGTTCCTGGTGAGAATATAGCAACAGATGCCAGTAATACTTCCTCTGATTCTAGGATCTCAATAACTTTGGGATCATCAATGAAATTTCTGCGTACATCACAATTTCTTCTTGTGCCCTTTAACCAGCAAAAATATATGTCCTTGTTGGAATATCCAACTGCGGTGGGTGCTCTCCTGATTGGAAACTCAGTTTCACATGCCCAGTTATAAAGGTAGTCAACGTCAGATTTTTTCATATGGGAGATACAAGGATCGAACTTGTGACAATCTCGGTGTAAACGAGGTGCTCTACCGCTGAGCTAATCTCCCGAGGCGTTTCAGGTAGGACTCGAACCTACGACCGACTGCTTAGAAGGCAGTTGCTCTATCCAACTGAGCTACTGAAACAAAAAACGAGTAAATTAATACTCAATAAAGACAGAATTGGAAAGGTCTAAGCTGTCTTTAACGTTAGCATACAACTCAGTTGCTTCTTCAATCTGTCCTTCCGACACAAGGGTGTGGATCAGATCGATAAAGTCTACGGAATCGCTCTTGACTTTGGTCTCGGTCATGGTCCTGTCCTCTTGAACTCTGTAAGTATAACAGGACCAGTGGCACTATGTCAAGGGTCCTTAGGGGGTTGCTGTTCCAGTACGACAACTGGCGTGGTTTCTGGTGCTTCTATCCATTCTGCCCATTCCATATAAAGTGCAAACATATCATCCTGTCGCTCTTGGTGTATGAGTTCTTCGCATTGGTCACCGACCCATTGAATCAAATCGTCACACATCGCTCGGATCTGTGGTGGTGCCTTGTCCATAGTAGTCTTTCCTCATGTATCTACCAAGAATGTTTGAATTGTAGAACGCAGGTTCTCCATTCAAACTTTCACTCAATACATTATTTATGAATAGTTGTCTGGTCTCTTCATAATTACACAAACTTTTCTTTGTGTGGATACTCAGTATCTCTCGCTTAAAGGCATAGTTCCCCACCTCTTTGCGCTCAGCATTAAGCTCATCACAGCTGCCGTAGTATCTCTTCCAGTCGCTTTCACTTCTAACTCTCCTACTTTTACCTCTAGGCTTTCGTAGCGACCAGAAATACTTTCGACCAATATAGCGCCGACCAGAAAGGACGTTAGTGATACAGTAGACAAAACCATAATATTCCCCAATGTCTTCAGAAGAGAACGGTTTACCATTAAACAACCAGGGGTTTTCATAATCAATCTGGGTATCCGTCATCGTCATCGCTACTATAATATGGGTAATCAGATTTGTCAAGGTAAGAATCTTTGTCGGCGTAAACTTCTACTTTAAGTTCCGCCAAAAGTTCCTCTAACTCCTGAACCAATTCTTTGAGGCGTCTTTTTTCCATAAAAAAATCCCCGACTACTATATGTAGCGGGGATCACTTTTAGCGTCTTTGATTATAAATGGGTTGATAAGAAAGCAACTGCTCAAAATATTCTCGCAGATGAATCTTATAACAGGACCAATACCTGCATCCCCTATATGTTAGTTGATAGCAGGCAGGTGGTCTGTTGTCGCTATCTAAATCGTCTGAATGATAGCGGTACTCCATATCACTTGTTGTAAGTGTGACCGCGATAGCAGAAAGTACCATGTACTTCGTCAGCAACGCCATGCTTGCACTCAAACTTCACGCCACGATATGCGGTGTGAGAGATTTGTGCATCATGAAGTGCGTTAGCCTTGTTGATCTGCTTCTTGATGAGAGTAAGTGTGTTCATTGTAGGTCTCCTAAAGGATGGGTGAGTTTTAAGTCTCCCGTTCCTTCAGTCGTTTGCGTCCTGTGCTTCAAAGCATTGAGGGTCTGTGTGTTCCATCCAATGGATGAGAAGATCAGCTTTCTCAAAAGGAGTGAAAAGAGTTGTCTCTTCCAGTCCTTCTCTCAACCAATTAAAGTCATCACATCTGAGATTCATCTCAGCTGGGACATGACTAAAGAAAATGAGTGCCAATGAAAGCATAGGATGAACGCTCCGTTCCGCGACTTACTTGCGTCTCATTCGCTATTCGCAAACAGCGAATGGGATGAACGTATCGTCATTATAGTATGACGAAACTATTTACGCAACTAGTGTGGTTACAAATGTTACAGTTTTAGAATTTTTTTATAATCATTCTTCATTGCTTGGAGTGCCCATGCTTGAGACAGTGACCTGGGACCCTGCTTGAGAATGAGTTGTTGGCAGGGGGACAAGGTATCCCCCTTGAGATCTAGGTATTCTTGCCTCCAATCAGAGGGAGAATCCGCTGAAGGTGTCTCCTGTGACATCCTGTTTGATACCTCCAATAACATAACTTTCAATCTCCGTTTCTTGTGGAGCATTCTGTTGACCCTTGGAGTTCAACCAGTATTGTGTCCAAGGCAGTGGGTTGTTCTTGGCAGGGATGTCATAGATAGGATCAAAACCAATCGCTTTCATGCGGCGGTTGGCAGTCCACTCGACATACTGGGTGAGCAGTTTGTCATTCAGACCGATCATCGATCCATCCTTGAAGAGATACTCAGCCCAAGAACGCTCTTCATCAACAGCATTCTTGTACATCTGAATCACATTGTCTCTTTCTTCCCTAGCGATCTCCACCATTTCTGGGTCGTCGCCTTGGTGCCAGTTTTTGATGATGTTTTGAGTAAGGACAAGATGCTGGTTTTCGTCTCGTGCGATGAGAGAGATAATTTTAGCGGATCCCTCCATAAGTTTGAGCTCACCAAACGCAAACGAGCAAGCAAAGGAGACATAGAACCTAATTCCTTCAAGAATGTTGACGTTGACGATTGCTCGGTAGAGTTTTCTCTTGAGTTCTCTGAGGTTTCCCTTGGCATAGTCGATGTCCTCTTGGGCATAGATCCAATCGTTGCTTGTGCCATACATCTGAGCAGCATTGATGAGCTCATTATAGGCTGAAGTGACCGTGGTTGCACGGTTCAAAATCTTTTCATCATCTAAAATTGTGTCGAAGATCTCAGCAGGATCAGGGTACACATTCTTAATGATGTGGGTGTAGGAGCGAGAATGGATCATCTCCATCATCTCCCACACAGTCATGGCAGATTCAAGTTCAGGTAGTGAACAGTAAGGGATAAAAGCCATCCCAGGACCACGCCCTTGTACACTGTCAAGCATGACTTGGTACTTAAGGTTGGACGTGAAGATGTGCTTCTGTTCCTTAGTGAGGGTTTGGTAGTCTGCCCTGTCCTTCTGGAGGGAGACCTCTTCAGGTCTCCAGAAGTATCCCAGTTGCTGCTGAGTGAGTTTGTCAAAGATTGGGTACTTGTAATTGTCATAACGTTGGAGACCCAAGGGAGCACCGAAGAACATCGGTTGCTTCTTAATGTTTACATGCTTGGTATTGAATACCGTCATGCCTTCAATCTTCTTAGATTTACTGGTGGTGTCTTTGATAAATTCCATTCGTTATTAAATCTTACAGGACTCACAATCTTCATCAGCGTTCTCGATATCTTTAATTAAAGATTCTAGATCGCTTCTCTTCTGGTCTAAATCTTCATCAGCATCCTTCTTGTTGTCGTATGTGTTCTGATAGTAGGAGGTCTTCCAACCGTACTTATATGTATTCAAAAAGTCCTTTGCCATCACGGACACAGGGACTTCGTTGTCGGGATAGTTCTCTGGATTGTAGGACCAGTTGCCGCTGATGGCTTGGTCGAAGAACTTCTGCATGACTGCGACCACATTAATATAACCGCTATTGTCAGGCATATCCCAAAGTAAAGTGTAACTATTTTTAAGAGCGTGGTACTGTGGAACAATCTGTTTAAGGGGTCCCTTCTTGCTCTTCTTAACGGACAGGTAGTCTCTAGGAGGCTCGATTCCGTTTGTGGCATTTGACACAACGGAACTGCTCTCAGAAGGCATTTGTGCGGACAGAGTGCTGTGTCGGAGACCGTGGGTGGTGATAGATCCTCGAAGAGTTTCCCAATCATAAGCAAGTTCGTTTGGAACCAATTCATCTACTTCCTTCTTGTATGTATCGATAGGCAGAATACCGTCTGCGTACTTAGTACGATCAAAGGCAGCACATGCACCTTTCTCTTTTGCAAGTTGGTTGGAGGATTTCAACAGGTAGTATTGGAATGCCTCAGTGAGGTCATGAACCAACTTCCATGCATTGGGAGAATCATACTTAACTTTATGCTTAGCGAGGTAATGTGCCAGACCGATGTATCCAATGCCCAAGGAGCGCCTTGCAAGGGTGCTACGACGTGCTGCAGCAACGGGATACTCCTGATAGTCAATCAACTCTTCCAGACCCCTCACAGCAAGATCACAGAGTTCTTCCATCTCTTCAAGATGGTTGATCTTACCAATGTTAATAGCAGACAGAATGCACAGGGCAATCTCAGCATCCGCATCATCGATATGGTTAATAGGATCTGTGGGGAGAGTGATCTCCTGACACAGGTTCGACATGTTCACCTTGTCCTTGAAGGACGAGTGTGAATTACAGTGGTCGATGTTCATCAGATAAAGACGACCAGTCTCAGCACGTTCCTTGAGAAGATCAAGGATCAGTTCTTGAGCACCAATGGTTTTTCTTGGGATCGTCTCATCTGCTTCGTATCGTACATATAACTCATCAAACTGAGGAGTACCGAAAGCGTCATAAAGCCCAGGAACATCGTGAGGACTAAAGAGAGTAATGGTCCCGTTAGTGATAAATCTCTCGTAGAAAAGTTTAGAGATTTGGATGGAGTAATCAAGTTTACGAACACGGTTATCCTCAGTGCCTTTGTTGTTTTTGAGGACGATGATGTCCTCTATTTCTTGGTGCCAGATTGGGAAGTGTACTGTCGCTGATCCACCTCGGATGCCATTCTGTGTACAGCATCTGACAGTTGACTCAAACTTTTTGAGGAACGGTACAACACCCGTGTGCTGAACTTCTCCACCTCTGATTTTACTGTTGATGCCACGGATTCTGCCTGCGTTGATACCGATGCCCGCCCTTTGTGCAACATATCTGCCGATAGCCATATCAGAACTAAAGATGCTATCGAGGGTGTCATCAGCATCAATAAGAACACAGCTA